ATGTATCTAAACGTACAAGTGGCACAGTCGGCACTTGGAATTCTCTATAAAAGGCTGAGCCAGATGAGAGTGTAAGTACATTTGTAAATTGCACTCCATTTTCTAGTGCAAGGGTCAATGCCTTAATAACCCCAAAAGATATTGACCGCCGCCATGGTGAAGTTGCATGTGTATCGCGAACTAGCCAGGCCCATCGCGGCAGGGTCTCTTCATCCACTGGATCAGAGCCATTATAATGCGCAATCCATAGAAAGTTCCCTTTAACATACTTCTCAAGATTATTTGCAATATAACGAATCATATTGGAATCCTGATGTACAAGACTTACAATAAGTAAATCGTATTTGCCTGAAGGCCGTTCTTTTCTGTATAAATTAGGCATCTGGATTTACTAGAAAACAAAGCTTAAGACCAGTAGATCTTGTAAGATAGAATGATAACGATCTTAATACCTTTATATAATGGAATTGAATATTTACCCGATGCTTTGAATTCTATCATTTCTCAAACATATACCGATTGGCTAGTATTAATAGGAATAAATGGACATGGAGATAAATCTGAAGATATTGTAAACAAGATAAAAGAGATTTCCATCGCAAAGGATCCGCGTATTATAGTTATCGTTCAGCCACCAGAAATAAATAATAAATCAAAAAGTCTAAATCATCTCAATAAAATGGTAACAACAGAATGGGTCGCACTCTTAGATGCAGATGATATTTGGCTTCCAACAAAGTTAGAACGTCAAATAGAAGTTATAAATAAAACGGACTGTGAAGTGATTGGGACACATTGTGAATATTTCGGAGAAAGATCTGGCTCACCCTCTTTACCACTTGGGCTAATTCCTCGAGGGTCGACATTAAATTATAATCCTATTATAAATAGCAGTGTCTTATTCAAAACAAAATATGGAAGATGGGATGAGATTCTGGCAACTGAGGGATATGAAGATTATGATCTATGGTTAAAACTCGATGTTAGCCGTGTGAAAATGTATAATGTGCCAGAAATTCTTGTGAAACATCGCCTTTATAAAGAATCATTCTTTAACACAAAAACCGCAGATACTGCATTGCTTAAACAAAAATATATTAGATTATTTAATTATACATGATATTTGAGTCGGTAACCACGCTTGCTGCACACAAAACATGTGTTGTAACTGCATACTATCCTCTAACAAAGGCAAAGCGGTCACACGTCGCTTATAAAGAATGGTATACGATTTTTTTCAATTGTGTTACCGCACCAGTTATATGCTTTTGTCCACCAGAAATGCAACATGAATTTAGATCCTTGTCAAAGGGGAATGTGACATTTGTTATAAGGGATTTTTATTCTTTTCAGATGATGTCGCCTGATCAAATGCGTAAATGGTATGAGTGGTATCCAAAAGATCCAGAGGCACATATACATTCTCCAGAACTATACGCAATTTGGGCTGCGAAGCAGGAGTTTGTTCGAGATGCAATTTATCTACGGCCAGATTACTCGACCTATGTTTGGTGCGACATTGGATGCTTTCGTACTGTACGCCCAGGCAACTTCTCTTTTACACATCATTTTGTAGAGCCTTCTAAAATAACATGCTTGGATATGGGATGTACGATTGGAGGAGGTGTTTTAGCAGGTGATAAAGATGCATGGCAGATATTTTCCAAGAATTATATTAATTCTTTAGAATCAAATATACATGGAAAGGATCAGGATATTTTCTGTAGGATACTCAGGCCTGATACGGCGGTTATTATTAAGCCCACTAGTTCTTATGGAGATCCTTGGTTTTATTTGACCTATATTTTCTCTGGACTTCACGTCAGATAATAATCCACTCAGAAGGAAAAAGGTCGATTGGCGCATCGACAAAATAGTGTTTGGGCATTATAACAGGGTTCCGTGCGCCATGTGCACCTAAGAATGCGCCCCACCAACTAAATGTAGAATTTGCACAAATTGCACCTCCTACACATAGTGATAAAAGTGCAAGAGTTTTCAGCTCATCAGGTTCTTCCCAGAATATTCTGTTAGGTAAACCAAGAAAAAAAGGCTGGGACTTTACCCATTCAATATCATCTGAAACTATATATAGCGCGCATACTTGAACCTTTTCACATATAATAGAATATGCTTTCTCATAATATTCAATGGGCTGTAGAAAATGCATGTGCGCCTTCCCAACATAATCTCCACGACGAATATGCATAAATACTGGAGCATTTTCTTGAAGAGGCAAAGGAGGCAGTGGAGCCAAAGGAGGCAGTCCCTTTAACACAAGTTCCCTAATCTCCTTCTCATATGGCTGAATGGGGGGATAATACTGATAATAATCCATCATCACTGAACCAGCCTTAATATCATCTGGTGAATATGGAAGATAGCATCGTGAATAAGGCCTTGATGGAAGAGTGTAGCCAACTAGATTATATATTGGTTTAAAGTTCTGCACCAAATGCTTGAATACTGTGTTATTATAATTATGCCCAAATTTATTGTGGAGATTTGCCCTAGGCGAGTTGTGTAAAAGGTGTACGTTGTATTGCTTCTTCTTCGACACTATATACGCAGCTGATAACTGGAATAATTGATTTCCTAGACCGCCTACTAGAGTAATCGCAACCGCATCTGCTTCCATTTAAACTTATCACTTTACCACATGTTTAGATGCCTCAGCCAGCTTGGCTAGTTTACGGGCCACCAGGATGTGGAAAAACCACTTGGATTCTTTCACAGGTAAAACAAGCGCGCCACAAATTATACCATTGGAATGCGCGGACAGACCGCACTTTGAGAGAGGGACGTGAGAATCTTCATCGCCAGGTTCGTAGTCAGGAGCCCCTTTTTGTATGGATTGAAGGTGCCGATGATTTAACTCCTGAGGCGCAGGCGTTTTTGCGGAGAATCTTGGAAACTGTTTCTCAGCCGGTCCAGTGTATCTTAGAATGCCGCGATCCTCAGCGCATTACGCCGGCTATCCAATCGCGGTGTGAATGGAAACAGTGCAGCAATCTTAGTTCATTTCGTAAGAAGATGCAGATTTCAAAGCTCGCCGACACTTCTATTGATAATACTCGGCCAATTGATGATTCTACCCGCGATTTATTCTTAGCTTCACAGCAGCCAATTATTTATTTACAAGAATACTTGAAAACTCCTTTGTGGGAACAGGCTCTTATAGCTCTCAAGAATGTTGGGAACGGATCTTCTGCATGGGCACATTTGTACAATGTTAAGCAAAGCGAGCAGACTGCTTAGATGCGGTTATTATCATGATAAATGAATATGCAGGAACTTAGAATGGAGAATTCCGATATTTCCGTATATGGAGAAGCAAAGGGAGAATATACAAGACAGCTCTGTGTATTCTTAGTTCCGTGCCTTGAGACATATTTTCTAGAGCTTCTCAATGATGCGAAAGCTCAGAGTTCAAGTCCTACAAAGGTATTATGGAATTTTCAGACACTTCTGCAGGGTATCCCGGATTGGAATCAGGATAAAGTTATAAGAGAAACGGATAAGATACAGAAAGAGTGTAAGTGTGATTACCTAGATGAACTTTTAACGGCGGTTTTCATTGCGCACACGAAAGTTCTTTCTGCAATTCGTTTAACAACAAAGCAGAAGAAGTTGCAGATCACTATACCGAAGGTGGATCATTTCATACATCGTCTTCTTTCTGAGTCAGCTAGAACTCTTTGGACAAATGCCTTCCTATTTGCCGATGCGAATAGCATTGATAGACAGAAGAATCTCCGCCAAGTTTCTGGACTTTTACATGAATGTGTGTTACAGGCGATTCGCGGATTATTGCCTGTGAAATCAATTCTTCGCGAATATTTACACGATGATGACGAGGATGATGCAGATGCAGAGACAGATGTAGATGCAGATAATTCTAAGGATTCTGAATTACTGGAAGCAAAAGGAGGGGCCGAACTTCCGAGAGAAGAGGAGGAAGCAAAAGCAGAAGCTGTGAAGGTTCTTGAAGTTTCAAACGATGCTTCAAATAACGAGGTTTGTAAAGAAGCGGAAGCGGACGCAAATGAATCGGAAGAAGCGGAAGCGGTTGCTCCTCCAAAGGAAGCGGAAGCGGTTGCTCCTCCAAAGGAAGCGGAAGAAGCGGTTGCTCCTCCAAAAGAAGCAGAAGCCCCGACAATTTACATTGATACAAAGCCATCAGTAACATTCTCTAATCAGAACGTTATGTTTGACTCAGAAAACTTAGAAAACAATGAAATTCATGATTTCCCTGATTACGACGAAAATGAGGATGAGAATGAAGATCTAGATGCACTCGTCATTACAGACGAAGTACTAACAATGGATGCAGATGAGATCCTCTCCTAGATGCCATGCGGTTGTATTCACGCGGCTTAAAAATCCCCGCGGCTTAGAATGGACACCGACCGTGGGTTTTGGATTGCATTAATAGTCGGCGGGCTTTTGATTGCAGCTCTAAGTGCCGGCCAACAGTACATGATGAATGATCCTAAGAATCCCTATTCAGAATTTAAGGTAAAGCCAGTGATACGCGACTTTTTCATTGGAGCCTTCTTATCTTCGGTAATATACATGTTAATACCAGACTCAATACAGCAATTATTTGCTTCAATAAAATCTGCATCCTCCGGCGAGGTTAATGATATTGAGCTTCAGACTGGGCCTGCTAGATTCTAAAAGCATTTGCATTTGCATTATCAAATAGAAAATTTAAGAACGCTAGTTCTTAAATTTTATGTTTCACGGTCACATCTAACAAAACAACGGGTACACTGTTTCCCAAGATCCTACTTCAGAAGGAGAAGTAGAAATCTTATATGATTCAAAAATCTTCTTATGAATTTGATCTTGAGGCTTGGCGCTCATGACATTCTCAGAAATATGCTGATATAAATCAAAATCTGGAAATCTCTCGGTTCCATCTTCATCTCTCAGAACATTATTACCATCTTTATCGATTAGCCACTCCCAAAGCAAATTCCAAAGTGGGGACTCAGTTTCCCTTATTACCCAATCCCCTTCCTTCGATAAGACTAATCCATCAAGGCGTTCAACAGGAATTTCAGCGTAGAGTGCATCAATTATACTCACAGAATATCTGCAGAGATCAAATGACGGGTTTGGATATACAAGGGTCTTCTGGGGTTTATCTGCAAGTTTTCCAAAGTTATACTGACCCTCCGCATCACCCCCCTCTTCATAATCATCACTGATGAACCATTTCTCACCTACCCGAAAGATTGATCTACCGAAATCAATAATTCTGAAAATACGGCCATATGTTGGTACACGCCAAACGGTACCATCGCGAGACTTGTAAAATAGCCAAGATTCTTCAGTCTTGTCCCATACAATATTATTCGTGTGTAAGTCGTTGTGTGTAAAGCCCAAGACTCCCTGTGCGGCACATAGGGCCGCGATAATCTGAAATGTCCATGCGGTCCAACATACTTCTGGTTCATTCTCCTCTAACAAATCATCTAAGACCCCCTCCATCTTTTCTTGGAATATGAGCATAACAGGATAGTTAGTCAGCTCCGCATACACCGAGTACATATTATCAGAGCTATCAGAGTCGTCAGAATCAGAACAACCATCAGAATCAGACGAGGAAGAAGGAGAAGAAGTAAATGAATGCACACTTTTAAGATCGTCTAAGCTCTCGACAACAAGAAGATTGTCTCCCTGAGGGAGAGAAAGAGAAGTATAAGATCCCTCTGACTCTGACTCTGTCGTGTATGAAAAGGCTGTGGATCTCAGAGAACTTTTCGGTGTTCCGAAAATCTCAGATGCATCACTTCCAACTGATTCACAATCCTCTCTCTCAATGTGTAACTTAAACTTCCCCTCGCGCCTTCTTTCCCAGAAATCCCTATATTTTCTGTAACTTTCAAATTCCTCACTTATATCGTATCTATACGTATCAGCAACTCCCTTGAATGCACCGTAAAATTTGCAGAAATGCGGGGAGACCTTGCGCTCCCTCAGCTGTCCAAGTAAGTAATTCGCCAAAGTATCAACATATGCTTGATTACCCGGATTGTTTAGTTTATTTAGACGACGTCTCTCGCCCTTTTTCTCATGTACGTAGTAATCCTGGAGAGTACGGGTGGGATCAAGAAGATGAGAGACCTTGCAATAACTCTTATGCTTTTTCCTATCCACAGTCTCTATGACACAGGTGCTAGAATCATCAAATGATACGACTTTTCCAAATAATTCATCGGAATTCAGCTGTCCTTCAGAATCTGGTGATGCACCTAAGAATTCTTCAAGGATTGGTGTAATAGAGGTTATTTGGGAATATCCTTTAATGACTGGGGCCTTTGAGTATTTCCTCCAAATTGGAAGGGATACGGGTATTTGTTGGGTTAAACATGCATCCATTCTATCCCGTATTCGGGGTTTGAGGTTAGCATAACGCACGCACCCTGGATGCGTGAATAGATTATAAGTATTTTCATACGGAGTAATACAACGATGGGTGACACCAGTGCAGTAAATGTCGGCATCCGGAAGTTTGATATGAAAATGATTCCACAGGATGCTGTATGTGTTTTTATAGGAAGAAGACGCACGGGAAAATCCACGCTTGTCCGCGATTTGCTCTTTCACCATCAAGAAATGCCTCTTGGGACAGTGATTAGTGGAACCGAGGAATCTAATCAGTTCTACAAGAAACTCATCCCTCCCCTCTTTATTCACGGAGACTACAGTGCTGCAGTCATTGCTAACTTCTGCAAGCGCCAGAAGGTTATTATGGCGAAAATTCAGAAAGAGATTGAACAGCTGGGTGCGCAGAGAACTGACCCGAGAGCATTCTTGATCATGGACGATTGTTTGTATGATGATACGTGGTTGCACGACAGAAATATCCGATACCTCTTTTTGAATGGTCGTTGGTTGAAGGTCTTTTTTATAATTACTATGCAATATCCCCTTGGTATTCCACCTATGCTCCGAACAAATGTTGATTATTGCTTTATTTTGAGAGAACCGTATGTGACAAATCGTAAGAGAATTTTTGACAATTACGGCAGCGCCTTCCCGAGCTTTGAGTTTTTCTGCCAAGTTATGGATCAGTGTACTCAGAACTATGAATGTATCGTGATGAACAATAATTCTCAGAGTAATAAACTGGAAGATACTGTATTTTGGTACAAGGCTCAGATGCATGGAGAGTTTCGCATTGGTGCTCAGGAATTCTGGAATCATGCGAGTGCGAACTCGAAGGATGGTGAGGATGATCGGAATGAATACGACGCGAATGCTGCGAAACGCCTGAAGGGGCCGCAGATTTCAGTTCGTAAATATCCTCAGTAAGGTGTAGAGTTGTAGTAAATGGCGAAATTAGACTATAACGATATTGGTTACACATTACTTCTTATATTTGTTCTCGGCTTTGTCCTAGTACTTCTGCAGAAGCCGCTAAGTGAGGGGTTTGAATCGCAGGCTCAACGCTGTGGAGTTGATCTTCCTTGCGGTGGATTCTTAAAATGCATTAATGGTTTCTGCGCAAAAACTGAGACAGTGCCATTGAATGAGAAGAGCCCAGTGGGTGTGTTAGAGGTGGGTGATCAGTTTCCTTACGTTGCCTAGGATTCTCTGGGATAAATTCCCTGCTCAACGGTAGAATGGCCAAGTTAAATATAAAGACAGTCACATGGTATGGTATACTCGGTCTTTTTATTGCCGTCGCGTTTCTTCCAATGCTAAAGGCCTTTGCACCGGAGTATTTTTCAGGCAGTCCTAGTGTTTCTGGATTTCGTGATCTAGATTGCACTGGAGTTACGTGTGGAGAGGGACAATTCTGTCAGAAGAATCAGTGCTTGAATGTTGCAACAAGATATCCGAATGCCGTCCCTGTGGGAAATGAGTAAAGAGCTCATAAGAAAATAGAATTTAAGAATGTAATCATTCTTAAATCCTCCTTTTACACAATCGCCCTTTTTACAGTGGGTGCCGACTCCACTCTTACACATTACTCAGGCTTCTGCATCTTTCTCTCAATCGCTAAATCCGCCGGTCCAGAAAACATAGCCTCGTATGCACCGCCTAGAGGAAGAGAAGGAGCTGGAGAAGGAGAAGATGCATCTGTAGCTGCATCAGCCTCAGAAGCAGAAACCTTCGTTGACTCACTCACGCCAGAATCGCGCGTACGAGCCGTTCCAATGCGTCTAGCCTTCTGCTCCGTGTAAAAGCTGTCGCGGCTCTCCTCATTCTCACGATACTTCTTCATGAGGGTATTGAGCTGCTCATTCGCATACTCCTGCTCACCGACCTTGCTCGGGTCTGGCTCCCAGGCCATCCACTTACCTACCGAGCCCATGTAAATATTGAAATTTGGGTCGGCGCGCTGGAGCTTCTTTGCCTTTGCCGATGCCTCCACATCCGATGAAAAAACTCCCCGGACCTTGATTCCCCGAATGGTGGTGGTGAAATTATTGAGCTTGAAAAACTCCTCCTCTAGCTCAGAAGACTTCTTAAAAAGGAAATCCTCGTACTCCTGCTTGAGTGTAGACTCCTTCATCTCACGAAGATTCTTACGAACATACTCCTGGAAATCCTCCACGAATCTGTCAACGCGCAGCGATGAATCGCGGACTTCCTTAACTAGCGAACCGCTGAGATCAAGTCTGTCCAACTTACCGGCAATTGTATCCAGGGTCTGATTGATTGTCTGGAGCTGCCCCGCCATCCAGGCCTCTAGCTTTGACGTCTTCCACTGCATCTCATAATCCGCTAAAAACTTCTGGAAAAAGAATACATCCTTTTGCGCTAGAATCTTCTCAGGGCTTAAAAAACTGAGAAGGACAATCTTCTGGCTTGAGATCTCAGGGTCCTCTGATAGAAAATCCTCAACTGGCTCCTGATTCTTGTTACTCATTTCTATTTCTGAATATACGCTTAACTTTAAACTGTCCGAATAAACCGCATCCTCAAGCCAGGAAAAAATCTGTCTAACGAATATAGATAAGATGGATATGAATGATCTTCTTACCCGCCTAATAAAGTATGTTGTTGAGGGCGTTGCTGTTGCACTCGCGCTTGTCTTCATCCCCCGGAAGTCACTCCCCCTTGATGAGATCCTCACGGTAACCATCGCGGCGGCGGCGGTCTTCGCGGTCCTAGATATCTTCTCCCCCTCAATCGGCGTTACGGCGCGCCAGGGTGCGGGCTTCGGTATCGGCGCGAACCTAGTTGGCTTCCCCATGGCTCGTTAAACAACGAACCCTTTAAAAATGTAAAATTTAATAATCTTTGATTGTTAATTTTTGCCTCATGCCTTATGGCGTCCAATAAGGATCAATCGGCTGCGATAACTGTAAATAATGCTTTCGGCAGAGAGCTTCATATGTGCCTGAACCTCCGATCAGAATCTGAACAGTCTTTCCCTTGTGAAAGGTAAATAATCCTGGAGTCCCATCGCCACACCTCTTACACAATGCAGTAAGGCGCGTTACAGTATCTGCCAGAGGGATAAGTTGAAGAATCTCTCCAAAGGGGCGGCGATCCGAATCTCCATCCAACCCGACCACAATAACCTGCTTATTGTAAGTCTCAAGAATAAGCTTTACAAAATCATACAATCCGGTAAAGAACTGTGCCTCTTCAATAACAATAAGACCTGCCTTGGTAAATCCCCCTAGAGTAAGTAAGCTCTTCAGGTCATTCGTACCAAACGCGCTCACTCCTTCAGTATCATGGGTTTTTAGTGAAGAACCTCCAGTATCGTAACGAGTATCAAGGGCACTCGTTACGATAAATACTTCTGTATCTAATACCTTTGCTCTGCGAATACGCTGAAGGACTGTAGTAGACTTCCCTGCAAACATTGGTCCGATAATAAGTTCCAGACTCATTTTTCCTACACGCAATAAAGCCAAGGGTAAAGTCAACTTTTTTGCCTTTTTGCATGCAAAAAATCAAAGGTTCAAAGCATTACCTTTGCGCACATACCATTCTTATATTTAGTCGTTATCTGTGATGAGATTATTTCGTAAATTCTTGAAACTGTCGGCCGAATTGTTTTTATAGGTATTCCTAATAAGCTTTCATAGATGTGCACCATTTTTTCTGAAAGTACATAAGCCTTTCCTTCTCTCAAAACACCTACTAAGAAATTATTGTAATCTTCGCTCATAATTGCTTCGGCTGGCATTGTGGTCGCCGAATCAAGTGACAAATCGCCTAGCCGAACATAGAATTCCAGCAATACCTTTAACATAGTCTCAGGGAACCAGTCAAGAAAGCGTATTTCAACCCCGTGATTGTAATGCTTGCGGAAACTGATATCCATTCCGAGTTCATTCAGTTCGTTATACCCAGACTCTGCGTGGAAGACTCTGTACCACCAAAAAGGCTGGTCACTTCCGCGAATATCTTTCACAGGCATTGTAACAATTTTTCCAGATGTCATAGCATTTGTGTCATAGGTGCATAGGCCAATGTATCGCGAGACTGCACATCTTTGCGAGCCTTTTGAGTACAGCGGAGAAACTGCAGAAAGTGGATCTGCAGTTCCATAAACTCCCACGATAAATGGCTCTAGCCATTGAATAAAGCGTATGAATTTCTTATGCTTTTCCTTAAATTCGGCGTAATTCTCTATGCGGGGGAGTCGCTTCTTATCCGCTTTTCCTAGCATTGTTGGAAGAGTAATATTTATATGATATGTTCCATTGTTGAACATGCATATATTTTTCGGATTTGTATACTGTACTGCGAAACCGTGATTTACGGTGGGGTACATGAGATATCCCTTTTCTGTGTGTAGGCCCTTTTGTATTAGAAAGCTATTCATAGTATTCAGTAAATCACGTTTTGCATTGACTAGTTCTTCAATTACAGAAGAAACCTTTGATTTGTAAAAATCCTGGGTGACGAATTCTATGGAATCTCCATCAAATATACAGTATTTATTGAATATATTTAAGAATCGGATTGGTTTGAAACAATAATATGTAGGGAGGAAGTTGCATAATTCTTCATATAAGGTTTTTCCAGAAAACTTGGGATTCGGCTGAGGATTTACCTGGTAGGTTGTTTGGTGATTGCCATGAATATCTGTTTTATTGAAGGCGTGTGCATTTAAGAGAAAGGGGATTTGGAAAAAGCCTCGCTCTGGTCCATCAATTGGGAAGAGCTTTTCAAATGCCTGCCGATATGATGGCTTGTATGTTTTGTAATAGGGAACGCTATATCTTTCTGCCATGTGTGCTGATTTAATAATAGGTGCGGCTACATTGAGCGGTTTTGTAAATTGAAGATATGTTTCTTCTTCAATACCTAGACCCCAGAATAAATCGTTTTCTTTATACATGGATTTATATCTTAAATGCTTAACAAATTCTGTATAACCCATCTTAAACACTCTTCTAAAGCCGTAGATATTACACTGGCGGGCAATTTAAACGGGAATGCCTAATGGCTTCCCGTTTATTGCCCCGTCAGTAAGTCGCTCCAATGGGCATTTGAAATGCCCATTGATCTAAAACAATATCTTGACTAAATAGACCGAATAAACTCCCAACTCAAATCCTTGCATATAAGCTGCCAGATTTTGTCCTGGTTATAGAGTTTATCGCGATTCTTAAGAAGTGGAAAACACTGTAGATAATTATCAAGTTCCAACAATTCGCAAAATTTATAGAGAACATAGGAATATGATAAGAAATTGCTGCGAGTTTTTGGACAGTGTTTAACGAAAGAACTCTGGATTTCCTTGAACATGAAACGGAGCTTTTCTTCTACTTCGCGAGACATAACGGGTGCAGTCTTTCCATTAATACGATTCAATATATAAGGAACATGCTCATAGAAATTCGTACACTTCAGCTTTTTAAGAATTTCTCTGATCTTGGTTGGCTTGAGTGTCTCCACATTTGTAACGCGTTCCTTTTTGAGTTCATCAAGGATTGCCTGGAAAACATCTTCAGGGATCTCAGTGCTTTCCTTTGCTTGAAACTGTGCTAGCCATTCATTGAAATGGTTAATGCGCTTGTATGCATAGTAAGTGACTTCGCGAGGAGGGTCCTTATAGCTTGGCTTATCGCTGTCAATGAGGACGAATTCTTGATGTCCACAGTTATCACAGAAAAAAAGGGCCTCATTCGCACTGAAGGTCATCTCTTTGTCACAAGTCTCGCACATCCCGTGGGGATCTTCAAATGAGGTAGTGGGGGCCTTTGCATGGTCAGGGTCGACCTTTTGTAAATACTTTTCAAGGAGAACTTCGCGACCTTGTATCTCTGAGTGTGTGGATTTTGTTACCTTTGTTGCAGATGCAGAAGGAGAAGATGCAGAATTTCCTTCATTTAATGCGGCTAGAACACTTCCAGGCTTGGCCTTTGCGTACTTGCTAGGCCCCATAGATTCTCCACTCAAAATCTTTTCTTGAAGATCATAGTAATTAAACAAAATCTCTCCAGTCTCAAAAAAATAGTCGTATACAGGTTTATTTAAACTAAGGCCTTCTTTCTTTTTCAATGCATTGTGAATATTCTCCTCAATCTGTGTCTTTAACACAATGTCGGTGGTTTTTTGAAGTTCCTTTTCATAATCTGAGATTTTCTCATCAATCATATGAATATCTTTCTTAGCATTTTGAAGTGAGCATATCTGCATTTGATGGAGATTGTCTAAAGTTGTTCTTGAATCTATAACGACTTTTTTAGCAGGTTTTGTATTAAATGTTTTACTATCTGCCATTCTAGCATTGCTTTTACTGTAAGTTTAGACCGCCGAAAAGTTTGGGCGGTTTGTAAAAAGTTGATAGAATACTGTATTGTATAATAGGCAATGAAATATACCAAAGAACTTTTACAAGAAATATTTCAAGAAGGTGGGTCGTCTGTGTTACAGGAGTATGCGAATTATAATCAGCGATTGCGGGTTCGGTTTCGGTGTGAGTGTGGGGTGGAGGCTGTTAAGAAATTTGAAATGTTGAATGTGTATCGGCTGCCTTATTGCGAGGGGTGTAGTAAGGTAAAAATAATAGCAAGGACAAAAGCTGCATGTATGGAAAAATTTGGGTTTGAGAATGCTGGCCAAGATCCTGAAGTAAAGAAGAAAATTAAAGAGACATATATTAAAAATTATGGAATGCATCCTCTGAAAACCAAGGAAGTTATTGATAAACGTGCTAAAACATGTTTAGAGAAATACGGTGGCCATCCGAATCAGAATAAAGAGGTCCAGGCAAAATCAGAGGCTTCCTGTTACAAGTTTAAGGAGTATATGATGCCAAGTGGTAATATCGTTAAGCTTCAAGGTTATGAAGATGTGGCCTTGGATGAATTAGTTCAGAAATATGAAGAAGATGATATTTGTGTTGGCCGAGCAAACATCCCGACAGTTGAATATTATATTGGCGAGACAAAGCATGTATACTTTCCGGATTTCTTTATAAAATCAGAGAATAAGATTATTGAAGTTAAATCTGAGTGGACCATTAAGATTGCTAGAGGAAATGTGGAAGAGAAGGCTTTAGCCACGGTAAAGGCAGGGTATAAGTATGAAATTTGGCTTTATAATGATAAGAAGGTAAAACTGGAAACACGGGTTTACTAAAATAGGAAGGTAAATTAAGAAACTCTCCGGCAGAAATTTTTTACCATGATGTGAAAATTTTTATTTTTGGAAAATTTTTTTCTAATGATATGAATATAAGATGACAGGGGGGGGGTTAATGCAACTTGTTGCCTATGGTGCTCAGGACGTTTACCTAACGGGGAATCCCCAGATTACGTTTTTCAAGGCGATCTACCGCCGCCACACGAACTTCGCGATGGAGTCAATTGAGAATCCCTTCAACGGTAACCCCCGGTTCGGTAACCAGGTCACGTGCACGATCCAGCGCAACGGTGATCTAATCCACCGCATCTACCTCCAGGCCACGCTACCCTCAGTCGTCCTCGCCTCCACGGACGGCTCAGGCGCCCAGTTCCGCTGGCTCAACTGGGTCGGTCACAACCTCGTCGACTACGTTGAGCTCCAGATTGGTGGCCAGCGCATCGACAAGCACTACGGTGACTGGCTCCACATCTGGAATGAGCTCACGCAGGAGGCGGGCAAGCAGGCCGGCTACGCCAAGATGGTTGGCAATGTCCCCCAGCTCACGAACCTCATCGTCCAGGGCGGCGAGGCGTGCGACAATGACTGTGCCGGCGGCGAGCCCAACTCATCTGGCGAGCTCCTCGGCTGCGCGCCTGAGTACACGCTCTACGTGCCCCTCCAGTTCTGGTTCTGCCGCAACCCTGGCCTCGCGCTCCCCCTCATCGCGCTCCAGTACCACGAGGTTCGCATCAACCTCCAGTTCAACGACCTCCAGAACCTCATGTGGGACTACGCCCCCACGAACGCCAATAACCACGTCGTCCGCGACCGTGTCAATGCGGCGAACCTCGTCGCGGCGTCGCTCTACGTTGACTACATCTACCTCGACACGGACGAGCGCCGCAAGTTCGCCCAGGTCTCCCACGAGTACCTCATCGAGACGCTCCAGTTCACGGGCCAGGAGTCAATCAACTCCTCATCCAACAAGATCAAGCTCAACTTCAACCACCCTTGCAAGGAGCTCGTGTGGGTCGTTCAGCGTGATTCATACGTCTCATGCGATGACGCCGTCATCAACCCCTGGAAGGGCCAGCAGCCTTTCAACTACTCAGACTGGTGGGACCGCTCGGCGCTCGAGTCAGGCTACTCAGTCACGCGTGTTGAGGGCATGGCGGGCAAGAACCCCGTCGTCACGGCGCTCCTCCAGCTCAACGGCCACGACAGATTCACGGTTCGCGAGGGCCGCTATTTCAACGAGGTCCAGCCTTACCAGCACCACACGAACGTCCCCGCGGTGGGCGTTAACGTGTACTCGTTCGCCCTCTCACCTGAGCAGCACCAGCCCTCAGGCACGTGCAACTTATCACGCATTGATAACACGACGCTCCTCCTCACGGTGTCCAACAACGCGGTTGGCACGGCGACGAGCTCAGTTGTGCGTGTGTACGCGACGAACTATAATGTCCTAAGAGTGATGAGTGGTATGGGCGGCCTCGCGTACTCCAACTAATGAAATCCGGCTTGGAACTACTGAAAACTCCCGGATTTTGGTGGTGGTTGTGTTTTGTTAAAAATTGATAAAATATTCTTTTGTTGAGTTATTTAGAATGAATAACCCACCAAACTGCGAATGGCCTGAGAGTACATGTAAGAACCCATCCAAGAAAGGAAAATATTGCATGAAGCATTATAATAGAGGGGTTTTACTTGATGCTGCTAAAGAAAAAGGGGTCCGTATATGCGACGACGGAAAACGTGCATGTCGTAATGAAACTTTCAATTCTAAACTGAAATGTGAGGAATGTCTTAAAGAGACGAGG